CAAATAAAACCAAGATCCAAGCAGTACGTACGGCGCTCATGGCGCCGTTTTCCGTAACACAATGGGAACTGTTTGAGATTCTTGCCTGCGGCTTTGAGGGCATTCCTCCGAAGTTTGACTACATCCAAAAGGTTCCTCCGCCAAGAGGGATGTTTGCCGCACGGGTTATTAACCGTTTATATTCCAAGCCGGTAATCGGCGACGAAGTAATGCGGTACATGGCGGCGTCCCTTCTCAGCGACGGGTACCTCTACGCCCCAACCGACCTAGCGGCGGCCAATCAGTACATGATTCGGTACGTGTCTGAGAACGAGCAGGCGCAAGTCGCTGCCGCGGTTGAGAGCGCACTGTCGAACGGGACACCGGTTCCTTTCGACACAGGTTCCAAACTCTTCTTTCAAACACGGCGCTCTTTGGCCCTAGTAAATTACGTGCAGTACTGGGACACGGTGCTGGACAGCCAGCGCAGTCGCCTACTCGGCGTAAACTGACGTTTCGGAGCAAGACCCATGGCAGTCGCTGCTGGTCCAGGTAGAATTGCGCGCGCCCGCACGGTCGGACGGCCGACTGACACGTTCTATCCATCACCGTTTTTCGACGTCGCACAGCAGTATCTTCCAAAGACGTTGCGCGAGACGTTCGACTGGTGCACGTTCTACTTCCTGACGAATCCGTTCGTGGCGACGGTCATCGTTCGCCTTGCGACGTATCCGATTACGGAGGTCATCTACGAGGACGATGAGGCGGTCACGCGTCAGTACCGAGATTTGTTTCACGAGACGTTGAAGTTCCGGACGTTCTTGGTAGAGATGAATCTGGACCGGTACTGTTTCGGAAACGCGTACGCCTCGGTGGCCTACCCGTTCGACAAGGTGCTTACTTGCAAAGGATGCCGGCACTCGGCCAAGGCACGCGACATCAAGTACAAGTGGCGCGGCTACCACTTCTCAATCGTGTGCCCTAAGTGCGGCTGGTCGGGAAACGCGGACGCGCACGACGAGTTCATTAAGTCTCCGGAGAAGATCCGCCTTATTCGGTGGCATCCCAAGAACATCCAGGTAGAAACCAACGAGCTGACAGGGCGAACGGTTTATTACTACGACATTCCCAAGAGTGTACGTAACGACGTCACCATTGGTTTGCCGCATGTAATCGAAGGCATCCCGCAAACGTTCATTGACGCGATTCGTCTGAACAAAGCGGTCATGCTGCGCGATGACAAGCTGTTTCACATGCGCCGTCCATGCGTCAGCCGCGAGGCGGCAGACAACGGTGTTGGTCTGCCCATCGTGTTGCCTGTTCTGAAGGATCTGTATCTGATGCAGATTCTGAAGAAGTCGCAGGAGGCGGTCGCGCTGGAACATATCCTGCCAATGCGCGCGCTGTTCCCGCAAGTGACCGCGGACGGTAATAACGTCTACGCACACGTCAATCTGCAGAACTGGCAGAAAGAGGTCGAGGGGCAGGTTACTCGTTGGCGCAATGACCCGAACCACATGCCAGTCATGCCGGTACCCCTTGGTTACCAGTTGATTGGAGGCAATGGTCGCGCGTACATGCTGCACCAGGAGATTCGCTCCTATGGCGAGCAGGTAATCGCGGGCATGGGGGTGCCTACTGCCTTTGTCTTCGGAGAGGCGCAGTACAGCGGCGCTAGCGTCAATCTACGCGCCCTTGAAAATGAATTTCTCGGAAATCGCGACGACATGTTGCGACTTGTGACCTGGGCGCACAAGGGCGTTGCGCAGTTCCTCACATGGCCGGAAGTCATTCCGCGGTTCAAACCGTTCAAGATGGCCGACGACCTACAGCGCGCGAGCTTTGACATGCAGCTTGTTGGCCAGAAGATCATGTCGAAGCGGACCTTTGCGCAGTCTCGGGACCTCGACTACGCCACTGAGCTTGAGGTCATCCGGGAGGAGAATCAGGCCGCGTATATCGATAACCGCGAGGGAACGATTGCGCAGACTACGACGCAGGGCGAAGCCATGTTGGTGCAGACCCGCTACCATGGTATTGCGCAGCAGCAACAACAGGCCGCGACGCCACAGCCGGTCGACCCTAACGCCCCGCCAGGGGCCGAGGACCCGAACGCGCAGGGGCAAGTACAGGGCATCGAGCCGAGCCCTATAAGCGCCTCTAACGGTGGGTCAATGACCGACCTCATTTCGGCCGCCGATGGGCTCGTACGGCAGCTGCAAGCCATGTCGGTGCCCGATCGCTACTCGAAGATGCAGGCAATCCGCGGGCAGTCTCCGGACCTGTATCGGCTTGTGGCACAGCGTATGAATTCCGGCGGTAACGTCGTAGACATGCGTGCGCTGCCCGAGAAGCTGCCGCCACGCCGTGATGCGGCCAACGCCGCCATCTGAGTATTAACGGTTAATAGCTAAGAAAAAGCCGAAGCTCTCTCCCGACACGGTTCTCCAGCGAGGCGCCACCGTTTCCGGTGTTGGGGAGCAATTATATGCATCCTCCCCTGCGTTCCCAGCATATTTACCGCGCTGTCCGTGCCTCGCCCGCCCCGCAGGGGCAGACTTAGTATGCCCGTCCCCTGCGGGGCGGGCGTCCGACCGACTACTTTTACTACATACGAACTCCTCCGGGAACACCGTCCCGGAACGTTGATTCCGCACACCACCCCGGTGCGGACTCAGGGCCGGAAACTTACGTGCACCGCCTATCCGACGTCGTGCCGGTGCGCGCCAAGTTAACCTTTGTTGCGCCACCCGAACGACAAACTTGGAAGTTCGTTCGTGTATAGGCGCCGAGGTTAGATATCTCTTCCCTCATTACTCTTATCCCCAAATACCTACCCGGTTTTGCAGAGCTAGGTAAGAAGAAACCCGAAGGCTTCTTCCCGGCTCCCGCCGGGTGGTCAGGTCGGGGGCTCACCGCCAGCGCATCGCTGCGCCGCGGCCTCCGCCGCCTTCTCGGCCTTCTTGGCCTTCTTGGCCGCCCGCTTCCGTTCCTCAAGCCACGTCTCCACCGCCACCAGGGCGGGGAGAAATGCTCGCCGGGCTTCCTCCAGGTTTGCCGCTGCGTGTACGTTGAGGAGGGCCTCCAAGGCCCGATCCTCAGCCTTGCTCAACTTGGACATGTAGTTGTCCTCCTTCATTATTCTTATACCCAACCGGACCCCCCAATTTGCGATATTGACGGTTAATATCGCCTTGGATTGCTGTCCCCCTTGGCGCGGGTCGGTACAGCGGTCAGCACCGCGAAGAACTGGTCGCATTCGTCGCAGCGGCCAGTGCGGTAGTACGGTTTGGCGAATTGTTCTTGCGGCTGCATGCATTTCGGACACAACCACTGACAGTTCCAAATCAAGTCGGCGCGTTTGAAGTGCCGGCATTGATGACAGTCGGTTGGGCTGTGGCATCTTGCGGGCGTCAATACACATACGACTGCCATTTGTTCTCCTATCTAAAAACACGCGCCCGCCCCAACCGGGCTAGACGCGTGCTCCCCGAACTCACTTGGAGGAGCCCCCAAGGGCTTCCTCCACGTCATCGTCGGTTTCTGACGCTGACGAAAACACCGGCTTCAACAGCATACGTCCTCCAAGGTAAAGAGACTCCACAGGAGCCTCTGGTTTTGATATGCCGCCCAATTCCCCAGCCGTAGGGGAGCAGGCGGCGAGAAGTACGTTTCCGTTCTTCTCATTGTTCTTATACCGTATTATGACTGCATATCTGCAGGCACAAGGAGCAGCCCGTGATTCACACACTCGACCCCGAGAGCACCATGTCGGTGCTCAAAGATGGGGTTACGAAGTCCATCGCAGCCTACTTCCCCTTACAGGGACGCGTTAACACGCTGGTGGCTGACAAGGTGTATCCAGGCGACAACGAAATTGACATCGACGATGTTCACTCACAGAAGAGAGCACGGTTGCGCGGACGCACGTGGGCTATCCCGATCTATGGGGATTTTCGCCTGCTCGACAATAAGACGGGGAACGTAGTAGCGCAGGCCAAGAAAGTGTCCCTTGTGCAGCTTCCGCACATCACGCGCCGCTACTCATACATCGTTGACGGCGCTGAGTACCAAGCGGATCATCAGTGGCGTTTGCGCACGGGAGCTTACTCGCGCATCAAGGCCAACGGAGAACTGGAGACGCAGTTCAACGTGGAAAAGGGCAAGGGTTTCCGCGTTCAATTCGATCCCGTCGAGAAGAAAGTGACCATGCAATATGGCACGGCCAATCTTCCGGCGTACCCGATTCTACGAATGCTGGGAATCTCAGACGACGCGATGAAATCGTCCTGGGGACCGGAGCTATTCGCGAGTGCGTCCAAGGAGCCAAAGAAGGGGCAGTTCCTCAAGTTGGCGAAGATTCTTGACAAGCGCGCGACGCCGGCAACAGACGAGGAAGCTGTCGAAGTAATTAAGACTCGACTCTCAGAAACCAGACTGGACCCGAAGACGACAGAGGTCACTCTGGGTAAGCAGTTCTCCAATGTGACCGGCGAAGCCATTTTGCGAGCTAGCAATAAGTTGGTGGACATCAACCGCGGCGTGGACGAACCTGACGAACGTGATTCGCTGCTGTTCAAGGAGTTGTGGAACATCGGAGACCACATTCCAGAGCGTATTACGAACTCGCGCATGCGCGTGATCAATAAGCTGCGAAACAATGTGGATCGCAAAGAGACGATCCGAGAAATCGTTTCTCCCGATATCTTCGGTGTGCCGGTGAAGTCGTTCTTCACCACCACTTCTCTCGCGCAGCAGACGAACCAGACGAATCCAATCGATATGATCGGTAACCATCTGCGTACTACGCTGATGGGAACCGGCGGCATCGGGTCGGATAACGCGGTCAGCTTCGATGCCAAGCTGACGCACCCAAGTCAGCTCGGCGTGATCGACCCCGTGCACACACCCGAAGGCGCGAGCAGCGGAATCAGCACTCACCTAGCGCTCGGCGTAAGCAAGCGCGGCAATGACCCCACTACCCGCCTGTGGGATGTCAAAAATAAGGCGTGGGTTGACCGCAGTCCGTTGGAGTTGCGCAAGAGTACCGTGGCGTTTGCCGACCAGTACTCCATGTCTGACAACGGAACTCCTGTTCCGCGTATGCCCAGCGTTGTTGTGGTGACACCCGGAGGCGGTGACCCAAAAGAGATTCCGGCGGGGCAGGTCGACTATGTGATGCGCTCCCCGAAAGCGATGTTTTCCTTCGCGGCGAACCTAGTGCCGTTTCTACCGTCCGTCCAGGCAAACCGGGCAGAGATGGCGACTCGACACCTGGAGCAGACAATTTCTCTGACGCATCGTGAAGAGCCGATTGTGCAATCCGCCACGGGCGCTAAGCGGGAAGACATCCTCACTTGGGAACGTCTGCTCGGTAAGTCGCATTCAATGCGCTCCAAGGTCGCTGGAACCGTGACCGCGGTAGACGCGGAGAAGATCGTAATCAAGGGCACGGACGGCAAGCTGTACACCACGCAGCTATACGAGAACTTCCCGCTCAACGAGAAGAAGACGTTTACGCATAGCGAGTCGCTCGTTAAAAAGGGCGATGTAGTCAGGGCCGATCAGGTGTTGGCAGACACGAACTTCACGCGTAACGGTGTGCTCGCCATGGGCGTGAATCTGCGCGTTGGGTACATGGCGTTCCGCGGCGGGACATTTGAGGACGGCCTCGTTATTTCAGAGTCGGCGGCGGAGAAACTGCGCAGCGAGCATCTATCCAAAGAGCGCCTGTTCGCCGACACTGACGCGATTTTCAATCTGAAGAAGTTCCGCGCGAACTTCCCTGGGACGGTGACCGAGGCGAACGCAAAGAAGCTGGACGACGACGGCATCATCCGCAAGGGCGAGACTGTCGGCCCCGGCGATACGCTCATCGCGGCTATGCGCAAGACAGAGCCGAGCCCTGAGCAGGTAATGCTGAAGGGTATTCACAAGGCACTCGCCAAGCCGTTTAAGGACTTGTCGGTGAGCTGGGAGCGGCAGGTTACCGGAACTGTCACTGACGTGGTGCGCAACGGTAAAGAGACCGTCGTCTACGTAAAGACGTCTGAGGTCGCGGACGTCGGGGATAAGCTCTGCTATGCGGCAGACCACGAAATATTAACGGTTAATGGCTGGAAGTACGTTGCAGACGTCCGAATCGGGGATCTGGTCGCCTCGCTACGTGCTGACGGATACGTAGAGTACGTGCCTGTTCGCGCTATTCAGTCGTACGGGTGTAAGGACGAAAATCTCTACCTGCTCGAAACCACTCAGGTGTCCATGGCCGTGACTATGGACCACGGATTATGGGCAATGCCGCGAGGTAAAGATCGGTACGCCGAGTACAAGGCCCGCGATCTATTCGGCAAGCGCTACAGTCTGAAAATGGATGGGCGGTGGCGTGGCGAGGACCAGGCGGAGTTTGCATTCCCAGCTGAACAATGTGCAGCTGGGCAGCACGGGCGTGGTCTACGAATCATGCCCGAGATTCGCTGGCCGATGGACACGTTTCTCATGGTGCTGGGTATGCAGTTGTCGGAAGGCAACTGCGTCTGGAGCGAGAATAATGGAGACTTCAATATCCAGATTTCTCAGGTTAAGCCTGAGAACGTCGCTCAGTTGCGCGACGCCCTAAACGACGCAGATGTGCGCTTCCGACATGACCCGAGCAACGACAAATTCGTCATTACCGGGAAGCAGATTACCCGGTATTTCATGCAGTTTGGCCTGTGCCATCAGAAGTTCATTCCAGAGTGGGTCTTCTCCCTCCCGCCCGCGCGTCTGCGCGTGCTGTACAAGTGGCTCATGTGGGGAGATGGCTGCGAAAAGCACACGGGTCACTGCTACACAACGACGTCAAAACGTTTAGCCGATGACGTTCAGCGTCTTCTCCTGCACATCGGCATGGCCGGATGGATTGACACCAAACCGGCGTGCAGCGGTGAAATTAAGGGGCAGACCTATCAATTTCGGGAGTGCCACAAAGTTTATATCTACCGCGATAAGTTGCGGCCGACTGTAAATCATGGGCACGTCAACACGCAAGATGGCCAGACCGAGTGCCTCGTGTCATACACTGGTAATGTTCATTGCGTGACGCTCGACCGTAACCACGTTCTCTATACACGGCGCAACGGCAAGGCCCACTGGTCCTGTAATAGCGGGCGGTCTGGAAATAAGGGAATCATCTCGGCAGTGCTACCGGATGAGGAAATGCCGTATGACAAGGACGGTAACCCGCTCGAAATCATCATGAATTTCTCCGGCGTTCCTGGCCGTATCAATCCTGCTCAGGTGCTGGAGACCGCGGTTACGAATGCTGCCGCTAAAGAGGGCAAGATCGTTGTCGTCGACAACTTCCAGCCGGACGACGGGAAGAAGCTCTCGTATGCGAATCCCATGGGGGAGATCCACGTAAAGGGGCACTACCGTACAGTAAAGACCGAAGAGGGTGAGAAGCGCATTTGGATTGCTCCCTACTCCTATGCCGGCAAGGGGTATCACGGTGTCGTGACTGCTGCGATAGAGAAGTCTGGAGTCAGCGAGACGACCGAACTGATCGACCCTGAGACGAAGAAATCACTCGGCCCAGTTCTCGTGGGCTATGAGTACGTCTTGAAACACATGCATCAGGTGGACAAGAAGCTGAATGCGCGTGCTCACGGTTACGGGTACGGCTACGACGCAAACATGGTTCCCCGCGGTACGGGCAACCACGACGGTGCACAGCGTTACGGTGAGCTGGGTATGTACGCCATGCTCGCGCACGGCGCCGTACACAACATTCGAGACAGCCTGAGCTACAAGTCTGACCGCACCGCGGATGAGGTGTGGACCGCTGTTCAGACAGGTCAACCGCTTCCTGCCCCGCGACCGTCATTTGCGTACGAGAAGTTCTTGGCTTACCTCAAGGGCGTTGGGTTGAACGTCGATAAGGTCGGCAATGAGCTGAAGCTTGTACCTCTCACGGACAAGCAGGTATTGGAGATGTCCTCCGGCGAGATTAAGGACGGCGCTAAGGTACTACGAGGCAAAGACCTCCGCCCAGAAGATGGCGGTCTGTTCGACATCAAGACTACCGGCGGTCCTGGCGGGAAGAAGTGGTCGCACCTTGCGCTGCCCGAACCAATTCCTAATCCATTGTTCGAACCCGCAATTCTTGCCATTCTGGGGATGACAGGGAAAGAGTACGACGGAATATTAACCGCTAATAATTCGCTGAACGGCGCCACGGGTCCGGAAGCCCTGGTGGCGGCGATTGAGGGCATAGACGTCGACAAGGAACTTGAGAAAGCAAAGGGGCAGCTGAAGGTCGCGCGGCGTGACGAGCTGAATCGCGTCAACCGTAAGATCAAATATCTGCTCATGCTGAAGAAGAACGGGCTCGCACCAAAGGACGTCTACGTTGTAAAGAACGTGCCGGTACTTCCGCCGATTTTCCGCCCGGTGACCGCAATGGAAAGCGGCGACCTGAATGTGGACGGTGTGAATCTGCTGTACCGCGACATCTCGATCATGTCGCAGAAGTTGAAAGAATCGCGTGGCGTGCTTCCTCCCGCGGAGCTTGCTTCGTTGCGAAAGGACATCTACGACGCGGCTGCTGCGCTTACGGGCATCGGCGGCGAAGAGGGACAGCTGACTGACGGTTCCGAGCGCCCAGCGGGCCTGCTTGGAATGATCACCGGCAAGGTGCCAAAAACCTCGTTCTTCCATACCAAGCTTATGGACCGGAAGCAGGACTTGACGGCGCGGTCTGTGATCATTCCAGACATGAGTTTGGCACTCGACGAGTTGTCGATTCCGCGCAAGGCAGCTGCAGTTATCTATCGCCCATTCGTCGTAAAAGAGCTGGTGCAGATGGGGTACACCCCACTGGCCGCCAAAGAAGAAATTGCAAAAGATACGTCCCTGGCGCGGAAGGCGCTAGAGATCGCCGCCAACAAACGGCCGGTCTTGTTCAAGCGCGACCCGGTATTGCACTCGTACGGCATCATGGCGTTCAAGCCGCGTATTACTGAGGGCATGGCGATTGGCATTCATCCTCTGCTGACCGGTGGCTTCAACGCCGACTTCGACGGGGACCAGATGTCGATCTTCGTTCCGTTGTCGCAGGATGCCGTGGAAGAGGCGTACAAGATGCTCCCGTCGAAGCACTTGTTCAGTGTGTCGACCGGGAAGGTAATGTATCAGCCCACACTTGAGGGGCAGCTCGGGCTGTACCTACTTACGCAGTTCGGTAAGAAGGTCAACAAGAAATTCGCGACAGACAAGGAAGCCATTGATGCGGCCGACCGCGGAGAGGTTTCGTACACAGACGTAATGAACATCGGTGGGCGCGAAACCACGCCAGGACGCGCCAAGGTATACGCGACACTGCCGGAGAAGATTCGCGACAATAAGTTCTACTCCGATCCGACCTTTGTCCTGGGCAAAGGAAATCTGGCGAAGGTGCTTACGCAGCTTGGCCAGGAAACACCCGGCGATTTCGCTACTGCGGTCGACAAGTTGAAGAACATCGGCTTCGGGTACGCGCATACGTCAGGCTTCAGTTTCTCTCTGGACGACTTCTCTACGCTGTCCGATATTCGAGACAAGCACCTTCTCGCGGCGCGTAAGCAGATCGCCATCAACGCAGTGAATAAGCGGCTGACGCCGCAGGAGCGAGAGGAGAAGGCTGTCGCGCTGTATATGGCGGCAGACAAAGCGATTGGTGCCGAGGCAAAGATCGAGCTGCGTCGTCGCGGCAGCAAGTTGCTAGCCATGAATGAGGCGGGCGTCAAACCGGGCTGGGACCAGTTGAAGCAGCTGATCATCGCGCCCGTGCTGTTGCAGAACGCTGCCGGTCGTGTAATTCCAGTACCAGTGGCGCACTCGTACTCCGAGGGCGTGTCCATGTCCGACTACTACATTGGGTCGGAAGGTGCGCGTAAGGGACTGATTGAGAAGGTGCAGTCAGTGCGTGAGCCGGGTGCTCTGTCGAAGCAGTTGATCAACACGGCGATTCCGTTGGTCGTTACTGCCAAAGATTGCGGGACTGCCGGCGGATTAGCTATGGAGGTGTCGTCGACTGATATCGTGGACCGCTACTTGAGCAAGCCGGTGAAACTGTCTTCTGGTGAGACGATTGCCCGCGGAACGTTGGTGTCGCCCGCGATTGCCGCAAAGATGATGGCGGCGAAAGCCGGTCGCGTAATCGTGGGCTCTCCGCTGAAGTGCGAGTTACCGAAGGGACTCTGCACGCACTGCTATGGCGCCGATGCCCAAGGACAGGGAATCAAGCTCGGCACGAACATCGGTGTAATTTCTGGTCAGTCGATTGGTGAGCGCGGAACGCAGCTGAGCATGAAATGCACTCGGCACGACTCGTTGGTGTTCGTCAAGACCGCCGGTGCACGACCGCGGGTCACCACGTTGGAGAGTCTGTTCATTCAGCATACGCTGGAGTCGTACACCGGCGGGAAGCAGACCTGCATCCCAGAGAATCTCGAAGTGTGGGACGGGCCGAACGGCTGGGTTACCGTCGAGCGCATGCAGCGGCATAGCCGCGATCCAGACACTAAGATGGTCTTCGCCAAGACGCAACTTGGCGGGTTCACTGTCACTCAGGACAATCATCCCGTATGGGCAGTAGACCGCCCGGGTTGTAAGTGTCATATGCCCGTGGTACGGCAAAGCGCCTATGCCGATGGAATTGCCACATTCCACTGCAATACCTGCCGGCGTACTTGGACGTCGCCAGTTGTGTCCGCGATGGAAATGCAAAAGGTGCCAGTCAGCATGATCGCGCAGAAGTTGCCTGACTACTACGGATTTACTGACCTGCGTCCGACACGGTTGCTTGCAGGGCGTAACGATAATCCGCACCTGTCCGGGTATTTCGCAGGAGCCTACGCGGCAGATGGTTGCTGTCGAATCGGCAATGGCAAAGAGAAATACCGCAGTACACCTGTTGCCATCTCGCTTTCATGCGGTCGGGGGCCAACGTCGAAACGCGAGTGTTGGAAGAAGGAGTTGGTCCGCAGCGGCATTCCATTCGGTGAAACCGCGGGCGCCGTGGAAGTGTACTCGCTCGATATGGCTTGGGATATGCGAGAGCTGGTACCGGGTGGCGCAATTGACAAGCGGTTGGATGAGCGATTCCTGGAGTTTAGCGACCGCTGGTTGGCCGATTTCTTGTGTGGCTACGCGGACGGGGACGGCACGATTGTGGAGAAGCCGAGTAGCACCGCGGTGAAGCTTTACACCAGCTCGTTCGCGATGCTACAAACGCTTAGTATTATTGCCAGTCGTTTTGGGATCCGCACGTGCCCCGGAATGTGTACCTACAAGCCTGACGAAATGAACGCCCAGCCGTGGTACATCATGCTCTATCCAGTAAAAGGTACGGAATGGGTGTTCAAGAATTGCAACAAGTGGAAGACCTCCAATCAGGTATTAACCGTTAATAACGACTTTTTGCCCGAGGTCGCAATTTCAGAATTCACCAAGGTCCGTGAGGTTCCCGACGAGGGACTGGTGTATGACCTCAAGACTTCCTCTGGTGGATTCAGCGTAGGACTGTTCCGTACTGGAAACTCGTTCCACTCGGGGGGCGCCGCCGGCTCGGACACCAAGGTCGTTGGCGGGCTGGAGCGCGTTACGCAGCTGCTCAAGATGCCAGAGATTCTTGCCGGAAAAGCGACGCTGGCTCCTGTCACTGGGAAGGTCGATAAGGTCGAGGAGAGCACGCTCGGCGGCTTCAATGTCCACATGGGAGACAAGAAGCTGTACGTGCCCGGCGGGCACACGGTGAACGTGAAGGCTGGTGACGAGGTGCGCAAGGGTGACCCGGTCAGCTCCGGCCCCATCGACCCCCGTGAGTTACTGGCGCTGACAGACATGGACCGCGTGCAGCGGTATCTCACGGACGAACTTCACGGTGTGTACGCGGATGAAGGCGTAAAGCGTCGTAACGTTGAGGTCGTCATTCGCGCGCTTACGGACCTCGGTACGGTCGACAATCCAGGAGAAGCGGGTGAGGACGCCGGTCTGACGCGAGGTGACCATGTGGGACTGGCGTTCATTGACAGCCTGAATAAGAAAGCGGTCGCTGAAGGGAAGAAGCCAATCGAGGTACGGCCCATTCTAAAGGGTGTAGAAACCCTTCCGCTGGACCGGAGCACCGATTGGTTAGCCCGCATGCAGTATCGTCGCCTAAAGGAGACGTTAGTGCGCGGCGCCAACGAAGGCTGGACCTCCAACATCCATGACGTGCATCCAGTACCCGGATTGGTGTACTCGGCGGAATTCGGGCGGAAAGATAAGACAGACGAAGGGAGCCCGTACTGATGGGACTTTCGCAACCGACCTCGTCGGCTGACGGCGCAGCGCGCTTCGAGCTGGGTAAAATAGTCGCGGTTGACCCCGTAGCTTTCACTGTCGATGTCGTCACCGAGTTCACCGAAAAGCACTACCGGGATATCGCGGTAAGTGCCCTGTACTGCCACGGTGATCATGACGGCGGTATTTACGTACTGCCCGAGGCCGGCGCGTACTGCTACGTGATGACTGCGGCCGATGGTACCGGGTGCATTATCGGCTTTGTTGATAATCCGGCTCTCGTGCAGGGTAACTCCGGGATTTCATTCCGCGGCAGCCGCCCGCAAATGGAGCCGGGAGATATTGCGATTCGGTCACGAGACGGCAACTTTGTAGAGGTGTTACGCGGAGGACTCGTACGCATCGGCGCTACTGGAATGGCGCAGAGAATGTACATCCCAGTAGACAATCTCATCAGAGACGTGTTTGAGCAATACGAGGCCGTTTCCCCGCTCGGGGAAGTGACGTGGCTGCATTCGGAGCTGGTCACGGCCGTCGACCCCGCGGCCGATGCGACAAACACCGCTGCGCGGTTAACGTACCGTTTGAAGCGGACGGCGCAAGACAATGTGATTGACGTGTTGTTTCCGGTGGAAATCACGGTAGGCGAGCTATCTGACAGGACACTGATTTCCGATCAGGACAAGCTGCACAAGTTTGCGCATGATCCGACCATCAGAGAGCACGAAGGGCTCGGCTTTACGGAAGACACCGAGGGCGCCGTCAGTATCACAGTAAAGCTTCCCGGTGTATCTCCGGTGGCTTTTGCGGTACAGATTTCGAAAGACGGCGACATGTTCGTCATGTCTAAAGCCGCAATTCACGTCGAAACTAAAACGCTGTTCGTGGCGGTAGGTGAGACGGCGAAGGTGACGGTAGGGAACTCGGTAATATTAACCGTTAATACTGATGGGTCGGTGGAACTCAGCGCAGCCTCGGTGGACATTACCGCGCCCACCATCGCACTGAACGGAGTAGTGGCACTGAATACTCCGGCAGTTAGTCTGTCTGGGCTGACGCCGGCAAACCCGCTAGTTCCGATGACGTTCGCGGACCCCGAGCTGTTTGCTCTGTTCGCTACCGCTATCGCCAGTCTACAGGCAATACCGGCCGCGCTAGAGGTGCTGCCTCCCCCGCTAGCGGATCTCGCCGAGACCTTCGCTTTTGCCGACCTCATCCTTCTGCTACAATCACTCCAAGCGCGGTTCCCGATGCCAACGCCGCCAGCACCATGATGAGGAACAAATGCAGCTTCTTCGCGTAGTCGATCCTCCCTCTTCGTTTTCTAATCGCACGAAGACTGCGGCACGTATTGTCCTTGGCGACAACCCGGCGACGTACCGGTCCGAAATTACGGCGCAGTTGTACAAGCAGCATCCGTATCTGGGCAAGTACCAGATTGCGCTGGAAATCATCAATCAGGACGACGCACGCGGTTACATGTACGGCGTGTTCACCGTGCGGGCTCCGTCGTATTCACCGACAATGAGCGCGGACCCCGGGCAGTCGACGCAGCCGCAGCAGGACCCTGGTTTCTGGATGCCGCAGCAGGCCCAAATGCCGCAGCAGCCGATGCAGCAGCAACAGCAGATGCGGCAGCCGGGCGGACCTCCTCCGGGGGCGGAACAGCCGACGCAGCCTGTGCGTATCCCTGTCATCGTCAACAATAAGAAAGTAGCGTCGTTCGACGTGTTCATCACGTCGGATGGCAAGTTTCTTCCGTTGTCGGAGACGCGTCTCGCGCAAGTAATGTTCGACGCGAATTTGTTCGCTGTAACAGCCCCTCCGGCTGGCGGTGGTCCACAGAGCTTCAGCTATAATGACTTCGCTGGCAACGGTGGTGGAGTCGGCGGCTCGATGCGTAGCAGCGCGTACTCGGGAGACAGCGCGGTCAAGATCGGGTCTCTTCTTTCGCGTCTGCACCCGGATGAGGCCGCCGTCTCGGCATTGCTGGAGGACGTCGGGAACGATGAATGGCTACGGCAGACCGCGCTCAGCGACCCGTTTTTCGGGACTGCGCTAGAGAAAGCCGCGGCGGCTACGCAAAGCGTGCACACAGCGACCGAGGTCCCCACACCCGATTTTGGCGATGTACTCGTCCTGATTCGTAGAGGTGGCGGCGGCGTTACGCTGCTTGACATGGAGAAAACGGCAGAGCTGTCTCCTAGAGAAGTAGCGCAGTTGGATGTCGCCCTGCGCCAGCGTCTTTTCGAGGATAACGTTGTCCTGCTGTCGCCGCCTTCGGACATTTCGGAGGTCAAGCAGACCACCTACGAGAAGGTGGCATCTACACGCATGTGCCGTGTTCTGCGACACGACGGTGCCTACGACGATGCGCTCGTAATCACGGATGTTCTGCGGCTGGACGGTGGACGTGAAGACGCGGTTGTCGTGTTGTCCAATAACCTCGGTAGTGGCTTTCAGGAGTCAGTTGCAGGCGATGCGGGTACGCCGGTCAAACTGGCGAGTCTGGGAGTGGCACCGACTGCGGAGCACGGCGAGGGCGTTTTCTTCTTCCCGTCGACAGGCTTTGTCTCTGAGCCGCTGACGATCCGCACGAGCATTGATAACGCTGACGGTGTTCGGTCATACATCGTAGATACGACACTGGAGACTGGCGCGACGCTTACACGCACCAAAATCGGTAGTCTGCGGAAAGTGGCTCATGGAGAATTCCTGCTGCCCGAAAACGCAGTGTTTGTGCAGCAGCAGTTCCGCGGCAGTTTTGTCAAAACCGCTGCGGGTATCCCGAACGAGACCCCGGATGCGATTGGCCTTCGGTATGTTGACGGCCGTTTTGGATTCGATATCCCAGGAATCGAAGACGATAGAACGTACGGAGTCGAAGAGACTCTTCTGACTCTGGGACTGCTGGGAGCGGATGACCTGAGCGCGAAGCACAAGATGGCCGAGGCGATGGACACCAAGGTGGCGAGCTTCATTCCGTCCAAGAAGACGCGCATGAAGAAGCGCCCGCAGAAGTGCGCGTCGGTTCGCATCTCGGAAGAAGAGCTTGGCGGTATTCGGCTCAATCTTGTCAAGGAGGCCGCAGCGCTTTCGGTGTCTGGATCGCCGGACTCTCTAGATGCGGTGCTCTCGCTCAATTTCATCACGCCCGACAATGTAACGCACTACGTAGACAGCCTCGCGTCTTTCGAGGATGCGGCGACCAACCTAGCGGAGCTTCTAATCGGGGTACGGCTCGGGCTGCAGGATGTGCCAGAGGATGCCGTGTCTAGCGCCCTTAACGGAATCGAGCGCGCCATTACCGGGCTGAAAAAACTTCAGATCCGGCTGGCTGGTTAATGGTAGATTCGCTTTGAATGGACGCCGTACACCACTTCTGGATGAAATGCCTACTCGCCCGCGGCATGCGGATCAACGAGATTGAGCATCTTGCCGTCTTAAAGCACCTCCCCCTGTGCTCGTCCGATAGCATCAAAAAAATAAAAGACGCCCTGGAACGCAACAAGCCGGCACGCGTGACTGTCTCGACTGCCGAATCTCTGTCTTGGCTGCGACGTCAAAAAATCTACTCGATGTTTGCCAACGACACGTCCGTGCGGCAAGCCGAGGAGAAAATACTCGATGATCCTACCGTACGAAGGATCGTGGAGGGCTTGTCGCTTACGGGAATTGCGGCTGAGCAGGTAGCTAGCCATATCGCAACGATGGCGGGGGTTGTGCTTAATCCAGACGCCATTCGCGCGTTTGAGCACTACTACTGGAACTGGCGCGCGATAGGCCCAGAAAATATTAACCGTTTATGTCACGACCACCCGAACGGTTACACGTACAGGATCGCGTACACGCTCAAAGAGCCTGAGATGGTCTTGTGGAAGATGGGGCATCGCACAGAGGTAACCCGCGATCAGGCACTTCGCCTGATGCAGAACGAATCTCTAATGCGCTTCCGCGAAACCGGTATGATGCACAACGGACAGCCGGCTGCGCTAGCTGCGCGTCTGTGGTCGGAGATATACCTCGCCGCAGATGAAAAGCTGAACGGCGCAAGTGACGACAAGGTAGCCGAGCTGCTCGCGCAGCTAAGAAAGCTGCAACTCAAACAAGTTGACGTGGTGATTCCAAGTATCGACTCTCTGAAGGGGTGACCCGTGATGAATGACAAAGACGCCGAAGCCAAACTCAGCAAATTCGGCCTTGGCGGTTTCAAACTGCGACCTTTCGTCAGCCCATTCAAACCGCTGAGCTACACGCCAAAAAACTTTGTAGCTGAGGGGTGCGTAGAGAACGGACGTATTCTGCTCCGTTTCTGGAGCTTGTCCGCCGACCAGGAGATCCCGGGGCCGCTGGCGAAGACCATCACAGCCATGTGTATGCAGCGGAAGATGGAAGGTTCTCTTGAGATTATTCGTGATGTAGCGCGTGTTCCTTCGGGCCCTCCTGAGACCAGCTACTTCGTCACCATCAAGCACGAAGCTCCGACAATGCTAATCGCGTCTCTCATTGTAGAATTGGTGGACAAAGAACTTGCCAAGTAGGTCCCCGTGTCTTCAGACGAACGCAACACCGAGGGTCGCAGTTATCTTTCGGACGTAGCTAAGGCCGCCCCAATCTTTGGGTTGAAGGCTCTTATCGGTGATTTACCAAAAGGTGGCATCGAATACGCCGTTGAAAATAAGGCCGCGGGTTCGCCCCGCAGTCTACCGAGTCTGTTGTCGCAGGGGCTTGCCGGACGCGGTTCTGGTCGTGCCCTCGGTGCCGCCCTTGGTGTCCTAACTGCGCCCCTATTTCTGCAGGGCGTTCGTCTGGCGGGCAGCTCCGACAGCGATCGCCGCAACAAGGGATTAGCGCTACTCGCAGGCAGCGCTGCCATCCACCAGGGTGTGAAGGGCGTGTTGGAGGACGGCTTTGAGGCGCGTCGCGCGGGCGCTAATTTTTCCAAGTCGATACGCGCTGGTCTTTTACTTGGCGGCATTCGTTCGTTGTACAAGGCACCGCTCGCTGCCGCAGTCGGTATGAGCATCGTGTCTGGGCGTAAGAAGTCCAATGAAAGCGGGTCGACCTTGCAGAAGTACGTCGCACCGTCGCTTATGGGCGCTACCATCGGAGCGCTCAGTCGAGCCGGTGAAGGCGCAGTTAAGGAACTTGGCACCGTGCGGCACTTGCCGACAATCGTGTCGCGCGCTGCCCCGCGTGCTCTTGGAGGTGCGGCCGGTGGCCTGTTTGGTGGACTGATAGCCGCGGGTGTCACCGACGTAGCGCTCCGCGCACTGGACGGTGGAAAAGAGAAGAAGGCCGCGGTTCCTGGTTTCGACCTCGCCGGCATTCCGGGAGTACTCGCCAAGGACCTCCCGGCTATCTTCGGCCTGCACGGGCTTACGGGAGCCATCTCTGGGGGTATTCATAGCGAGGGACTGCGCGCGCTCTCGCCGCGGTTAGCGAACGTGGGTGTTGAAGCTCGCGCTCGGAATCTTGCTCTCGGAATTCGAGAAGGGATCGCGGGATTCACTACTCCAGGTATTCGCGGCACTACTGCCATGAACATGACGGCGCGCGAGTTCACTATCGAGCGTTCGGCCGGTATTCGACTGGGTCACTTCTTACGCGGATTTGCGCCTGAGCGACGTATGGAAGTACTTCGTCGAATGGCGGCGTTTACTGAGCGTAACCCGCAGATGCGCTACACGTCTCGTGGGCACAGTACCCCCGTGACCGGGGCGCTGTCACACGCTGTGCAAATGATCGAGGGTACGCGACCGACGCGCACATCGGGTGGTGTCCTCACGCGAGCTTTCGATAAGTTCCAGCGCATCGGAAGACTGAAGGGAACAACCGGCCTACCAGACGCGGGGCGCCTCCGCGCTGAACCTACAAAATTGCGCGCGTTGCTGGAAGAGGCGCCGTCCGCTGCGCTAGGCGCCGCCGGATTGGTGGGCGCGACAAGTGGCGTACCGGGCGCCGCCGAGGTCGCCGGAAAATACGGAACGCATCTCATGTTCAATGCCGTGAAGGGCGGCATTGTGCACACGATTCCTGGTATTCATCACGGCGGTCAAAAGATGATGGCCCAAGGCTTCTGGAAGGGACTTTCTGGGTTAGGTGAGACCAAGCCGCACGCAGGCTGGCGGGCCATGGAGTACGTCGCTTCGCCTTCCGTTCTAGCGTCGAGAGCGATTGGTGAGGCGGGCGGCATGACCGCAAGAGCGCTGATCCGTGAGCACGGCCACCTTAGCCGTCTCAAGCAACTCCGTCGAAAAGATTATCAGAAATTAACGGTTAATATTGGTGCGCCGATGCTAGCCGCCGCCGGCGCAGGAAAGATGCTTCGCGATAAGGTGGATGAGTAAGAACATGTTGCTTACTCGCAATCGCGCTGCCGCGATATTGGCCAAGCTCGCGTCCGCAACGCAAGCTCGGTCAGAAGGGTCTCCAGGTACCAGACCGATCCCCTCTCTGAAGCCGGGTGTGACGCCACTGCCGCATCAGCAGTCCGCGGTTAACAAGCTGTTCCAGAACAAGGGCCGTTTGGTGCTGACCGCTCCACCGGGTTCTGGAAAAACACTGACGGCTGTCCTCGGCTTCGAGGCCATGAAGCGGGATGGTCGCGCGCACAAGGCACTGGTGATCGTCCCGTCTGGTTTGCGCACGAACTTTGCTACCGAAGGTATCGACAAGTTCACCACGTCGAACTACCAAGTAATCGGCAGCGAAGACGAGCGGAAAATGAATCCGAACATTGTCGGAGCCGCCGCGGTCAAGAACGACAAAGATTATACAATCGTCGGCTACGAGGTCTTCCGCCGGGATCCAGTCGGGATTATGCAGCGGTCAGGTGCCGATACGCTGATCCTGGACGAGTTCCACAAAGCCCGTAATGAGGCCACGCAGTTGTACGGTGCGCTAGAAAAGGCGCGTTCGATGTCTGCTAACTTCATTGGGCTGACCGCGAGCCCGGTCAATAACGACGTGTCAGAGTTGGCGTCACTTCTTTCGCTCTCAGAGGGTCACAAGCTTATGACTGCGCAGCAGTTTAAGCGGTCCTTCGAGCGTAACGTTGGATTCTCCCCCGGGTTCAATGGGGGGAAGAAGCCAAAGAAAGAACTGCAGAACATCCCGCAGATGCTTCAGATGGTCTACCCCAAAATTGACTTCATCACGTACGATGACGTCAAGGGCGACAAGATCATGCCTAAGAAGCAGGTGTCGAACGTCGAAGTGCCCATGTCGCAGGAGCAGTGGGACCTGTACCAGCTCGCGTTGAACAAGTTGGGCCCGGTTAAAGAGCGCATCATGCGCGGCGACCCCAACGTGTCCATTCGCGACGCCAATGTGCTGTTCTCGCAGATTGCGCAGGCGCGACAGGTCGCGAATTCAGTTGGGATGGGCCGTAAAGATATCACTCCGGCGCAGTCCGCAGAGCGGACACCGAAGACCAAGAAGCTACTCGACGACACCGTTGAGCATCTCGCGCAAGACCCGAAGAATCAGGTCGTCCTCTACAGCAACTTAGTCAATGGCGGCGTGGACGTGCTTCTGGCGGGGCTAAAGGCCCGCGGAATCAAGCCTGCTGTGTTCATTGGTAAAGGCGCGGAGGTCGGC